TGGTGGTGGATTAAGAGCTTATAAAAATGATGACGGCACTTATGGCGGTCAAATGATGCCTAAATATACAGGATGGATGGGTGTGCAAACAAATCCAAAAGGTCAAAGTGTAACAGAATTATCTATTGGTGATAATATTGGCGATTTTCCATCTATTGTTCCTACATTAAATAAAACAGAATTAAATGAGATTGTTCAACATGAAAAAATAATGCCTTCTGCAAGACAAAAAGCACAAGAATGGGCAAATTTAAGACGATCACAAGGATTAAGTCCTTTTAAAGATATTTGGGATAAATAATGTTTCCAGTAAAACGAAAATCATCAGGAAGCGTATCATTACCAGCACCTATAGGTGGATGGAACGCTAGAGATAGTTTAGCGGATATGCCTGCAACAGATGCAGTTTATCTTACTAACTGGTTTCCTGCTACTACAGAATGTGTATTGCGTAAAGGTTATGCTAAATGGGCTACAGGTATATCTGGCACAGTAGAAACCATTATGAATTACGAAGGTGGCAATACTTCTAAATTATTTGCTATCTCTACAAACGGTACTGTATATGATGTAACAACACAGGGTGTAGCTACTGCAACGTCATTAACAGGATTATCTAATGCTAGATGGCAATATTGTAACTTTGCTACAGCAGGTGGTAATTACTTATACATGGCTAATGGTGTAAATACACCTTATGTATATAATGGCACTACTTATGTAAGCGTTACAGGCGTATCTACACCAGCTATTACAGGTGTTACTACTACAGAATTAAACAACCCAATAGTATTTAAACAAAGAATATTCTTTACACAAAAGAATACACTTAAAACATGGTATTTACCTGTAAGTTCTATTGGTGGTGCTGCTAATCAAATAGATGTATCACAATATGCTTATAAAGGTGGGTATGTCGTACAACACGCTACATGGACATTAGATGCTGGTTATGGTGCAGATGATTACTATGTAATTTACACTTCTAAAGGCCAAGTAGTCGTATTTAAAGGAACAGATCCTTCATCAGCTACCACATGGGCTATGATTGGTGTATGGGATTTAGGTGTTCCAATCGGCACTCGTTGTATGTATAAATACGGTGGTGACTTATTATTACTAGGTTCAGATGGCCTAACACCAATGGCTAGTGAATTACAATCATCTAGGCTTGATCCTAGAGTAGCTTTAACAGATAAAATACAATGGGCTGTATCAGAAGCTATTTCTAATTATGGCTCTACTTTTGGATGGCAAATTTTATTCTATCCACAAGAAAATCAATTATGGCTTAATGTGCCTAACCCTTATGGCAATCAACAATTTGCTATGAACAGTATTAGCAAGAATTGGTGTAATTACACAGGATGGCAAGCAAGCTGTTTTGAGATATTCCAAGATGAACCTTATTTTGGTGGTGTTGGCTATGTAGCAAGAGCATATTACACAAATGCTGACGATACGAGTAATATTATAGGTACAGGATTACAAGCGTTTTCAGACTTTAATAGTCCAGGACAAACTAAGCGTTTTACAATGGCTAAACCTATATTTAGAACTACAGGTAACCCAGCTATTTATGTAAATATTAACCTAGACTTTAATTTAGATGATCCAAACACATCTTTAAACTACACACCAAGTAATGCAGCCACATGGGATAATGCTCTTTGGGATGATGCAATATGGGGTGGTGGTTTAGCAGTATTACAACAATGGCAAGGTCTTAATGGCGTAGGTTATTATGGCGCACCTATTGTTAAAACAGCTTCACAAGGTATTGATACTCGTTGGGTATCTACAGACATAGTTATTGAAAAGGGTGCAGTCTTATAATAGTTCAAGGTCAAGCAGTAGGCGAATGGGTATGTCAAAAAGCAGGTGGCAGATGGAATGATTTATGCCAAGCTATTGGTCAAGAAACAGACGGTGAATTAGTAATAGGTGTTTTGTATAATGGTTATACAGGCAGTTCAATATCCATTCATTCAAGATGTGATAACCCTAAAAAAGTATCAAGAGAATTTTATTGGGCAATATTTAATTACCCATTCAATGTATTAAAAGTCAAACGCTTAACAGGATTAGTCTCTACAGCTAATTTAAAAGCACAAAAATTAGATGAACATTTAGGTTTTGAACGTGAAACCATAATAAAAGATTACTTTCCTGATGGTGATGGGATTGTTTATATAATGCGACCAGAAATGTGTCGTTTTTTAAAACTCGGAGATAGATATGCAAAGTAAGTTAGCTAGATTGTTAGATCCACTTTATAGATGGATTACAAGTTATATGGATACTTATGGATTCATTATGTATGGTATTGGTAAGGATGATGCACCACCACCACCAGATTATGTTGGAGCAGCTAAAGAAACTGCACAAGGTAATTTGGATGCAGCTAGAGCAGCTATTGCAGCTAACCGAGTAAACCAAATCACTCCTTATGGCAATCTTACTTATAAACAAACAGGTACAGATCCTTATGGCAATCCTATGTGGACTGCTACACAAGAGTTATCTCCAGAGCAACAAAAAATTGCAAGCCAACAAGCAAATTTATCATCAGGTTTATTAAGCACAGCTCAACAAGGCTTAGATTATGCTGGTAACTTAATGGCTAAACCAGGCATAGATCAATCTAAATTACCTTCTATAGGTATTAATCCTGGTGAAACATATTCTGATGCTATTATGCGTAGACTTCAACCACAAATGCAAATGGAAAAAAGCCAGTTTGATGCACAAATGGCTAATCAAGGTATTGCAACTAATTCAGAAGCCTATGCTAACGCTAAACGTCAATTTGACCAAGCACAAAACGATAAATTAACATCAGCAGTTGTAGGTGGATTTAATACAGGTCTTGCAGCTAATCAACAAGCATTTGGTCAAGCTGGTTACAATCAAATGCAACCAATCAATGTTATTAACGCTTTAAGAACAGGATCACAAGTACAAGCACCAAGCTATGTTAATCCAGCTCAACAAGCTACAACAGCAGGCCCTGATATTTTAGGCGCAACAGGACAACAATATAATGCACAATTAGCTCAAACTAATGCTAATAACGCTGCTTCTGGTGGATTCTTAGGTGGTCTTATGAATATGGGTGCATCATATTTAGGCCGCCCAACTACTAATATTTATTAAGGATTAAACATGGCATTTTTCCCACAAGATGATACACAAGACGTTAGTGGATTACCTGCTAATGACGTTATGGCTCAACTTGAGCTACAACGTAGACTTAAAATGGCTCAGCAATTACAAGAAGCTAAAAATCCTGAAGGCCAAATGGTTAGTGGTCATTATGTAGCACCATCATGGACACAATACGCTGCTAATGCCATGAATAAGTATTTTGGTAGAAAAGCAGAAGAGGAAGCTGTAAAAGGATATGGCGCATATCAAAAATCTAAAGCAAGTCAATTAGGTGATGTTCTTGAATCATTAAAAACAACAACAAAAGATGTGCCTTTGGATACAGTTCAAACAGGTGGTATGCCTGGTATGTGGGAAACTCAAACAGTTCAACCTGATATTAATAAAACTATTGAATTAATGAATAAGTATGATCCTAATTTTGGTGCAAAAATAGCTGAAACTCGTATTAGCAAATATTTAACACCAGAATCTAATCTTGGTAAGGTAGAAATTGATAAATTTACTCCACAATCTATAGCTGCTTATCAAAAAACAGGTGATTATAGTTCTTTAGTTCCTGTTACTAAAACATCTACAAAATACACTAATATTCAAACAGATGCAGCAGGTGTGCCTTTTGGATTTAATACAGAAACACAAAGATTTGAAAAATTGCCAGGCGAAACAACTGCTAAAACACAATGGTCAGAACCAAAATTAGTTGGTAATGAATATGTACAAAAAAATCCTATTACAGGTGAAGTGAGAAAAGCATACGAAGCTCCAGAAAAACAAGCATTTACAAAAACAACAGAATTAAGAAATGATTTTAATAATTTACCACAAGTAAAATCATGGAATGTTATTGAGCCTGTATTAATGTCTGCTAGAGAAGCTGCTAAAGATACATCTGGTGCTAGTGATCTTAATATGATTTATGCTTTAGGTAAAGTTCTTGATCCTAACTCTGTAGTGCGTGAAGGTGAATTGGATATGGCAGCAAATACTGGCTCATTAGGTCAAAAAATTGCTGGTTATTATAAATCTGTTAATCAAGGTGGAAAATTACCGCCATCAGTTAAACAAGATTTATTACGTCAAATTGAAAGTCGTACATATTCACAAAAACAACAATATGAATCAGCTAAAAATAAATATACAGAAATTGCTAAAAAGAATCAACTTGATCCTAATGATTTATTTATTAGCACAGTTGTTGAACCTGTAGATATATCTAAAACTCCAAGCAATATTAATGTGCCACAACAAAATGCTACTCACAGATTTAATCCTGCAACAGGAAAAATTGAGGTAATTAAACAATGACAAAAATTGTAGAAGTTCCTAATATAGGAAATGTAGAATTTCCAGACACTATGTCTGATGATGCTATTAGTCAAACCATATCTAAACAATTAAATGCACCAAAAAGTGCATCAGATATTGTATCAGGTAATTTTCCTGCAGCACAAAGATTTCAAGCTGGATATCAACAAATGCCTAAAATATTACAAGATCCTTATTTGGGATTATCTACAAGTAATATAGGTAAAGTTGGAAATGCTATGTTTAGTATGGCAGAACAAGCTCCTGGAATTATTAACAAATATGCTTCTTATATTACTCATCCATTACAAAATTATGGTGAAAAACTTTCAGAAAAAGCTAAAACATTAATGCAATCTGCATTAAAGCCTACCTTACAACAATCTCAATCAGGCAAAGCTGAAACAGCTATTAATACATTATTAGAACGTGAGTTACCTGTAACTCAAGGAACGGTAGAAAAATTATCAAGCGATATTGGTGGTTTAAATGAAGATATTGCTAATAGAATTTCAGGTTCAACAGGTATAGTTAAAAAATCAGATGTATTAAAAAGACTTGGTGATTTAGGTCGTGAAAGAGGAGTTCAAGTAGCACCTGAAACTGATATTAATGCAATAAATGATATTCAAAGACAATTTTTACAATATAACAAAGGTGCTTATAATCCAGATGTTATTCCTGTGCAATTAGCACAAGAAATGAAACAAGGAACATATTCTGCATTAGCTAACAAATATGGCAAAGAAATGGGAGCTGGAGAAGAAGCTCAAAAATCTTTAGCTAGAGGATTAAAAGAGGAAATTGCTACACAAATGCCAGATGTTGCAAATCTAAATAAACAAGAATCTCAATTACTAGATACATTAGATGTAACAGAACGTAGAATGTTTATGACATTAAACAAAGATCCATTTGGTTGGTCTATGTTAGCAACACATCCAGTTAAAACTGCGGCTATGCTTATGGATAGAAGTCCTGCATTTAAATCTTTAGCAGCAATACAAGTAAATAAATTAGCTAAGGCTTTAAAACCTTCTGCTACTACAACTTCAATGCCTAAAGTGCCATTATATGCTAGCAGACTACAAAATCAAGTAACACAAAATCAAAATGAGGAGCAACAATAATGGCAAGAAATGGATCAGGCGTATATTCGCTACCAGCCGGTAACCCAGTAGTCACCGGAACAACCATATCATCTACATGGGCTAACAACACACTTAATGACATCTCAACAGCCCTAACAGGTTCTCTTGCATCTGATGGTCAAACTGCACCTACAGCTAACTTAACTATGGCTGGTCTTGTGCATACAAACGTAGGTAATGCAACTGTTAGAACTAACTATGCTTCTGCTGGTGACGTGCAAGATAGTAAATATCAATATTTAACCGTAACAGGCACAGATACTATTATTGCATCTAATCCTATCGGTTTTACTGCTTATGTAGCAGGTCAAGTATTTAGGTTTATTCCTGCTGGTGCTAATACAGGTGCTGTTACAATCAACATTAACAGTATTGGTGCTAAAGCTATTACTAAAAATGGTACTACAGCCTTAGTAGCTGGTGATATTCCTGCTGGAACTATCGTCACGATTGCTTATGATGGCACACAATTCCAATTAAGTGGTTCTGCATCACTTCTTTCTAGCGACAACGTATGGACAGGTAGTAACGTATTTAATGGCCCATTTGCTATCCCTGTAGGTTCTGTAGCACAAAGACCAGATGGTTTATCAGGTTATGTTCGCTATAACTCAGACTATGGTTATTACGAAGGTTCACAATCTACTGCTGGCGCATCTGTAAATACAATTACTAGAGGTGGCGCAGGTAATCTTACAGCTACTGTGACTACATTAACAGCACATGGATTAGTGACAGGCGATTATGTTTATTTTTCAGGTGTTACACCATCACAGTTTAATGGCGGTTATAATATTACTGTTACAGGCACTACAACATTTACTTACACAATGGCATCAGCACCAAGTGGTAATGCTACTGTCGTAGGTTCTTATGTATATGCTAAATGGGTATCATTTACAGGTGCTGTAGGTAATGGTGGCGATCAAGTGTTTGTGCAAAACAATAAAACAGTTACAGCTAATTACACTATACCTACTAACTATAATGCTATGTCTACAGGCCCTATTACAGTTAATAGTGGTGTTACAGTCACAATTCCTAGCGGATCACGCTGGGCTATTATTTAAGGAAAAATATGGCAACTACTATAAATGCTTCTACATCTAATGGTCTAATACAGACTGCTGATACTAGCGGTATATTGCAATTACAATCTGCTGGTACAACTATTCTACAAGCAAACGCTGCTAGTGCAACAGGATTATTAGGTGGAATTATTCAACCATATCAATATTATGAATTAAATACTGCTGTGGTAGGTTCTAATGCTACTGGCGCACAATCTATATTAGGTGTTGGTGTTACTTTAGCTGCATCTAAAATATATGAGTTTGAAGCAGTTTTTGCATTAAGTAAAACAGCAGGCGTAACATCCCATACTATATCTTTAGGATTTGGTGGGACTGCAACCTTAAATAATATTTTATATGTAATTTTTGAAACTGGAGCAGGATCAGCATTACCTACAGCTATTGGAACTGCTCAAGGTGCAGCAACAAATTCTGTGTCTGCTATTAATGTCTCAGGTAGTATTGCTACAGCAGCTAGAACTGAATCATTTTTTCTTAAAGGCACAGTATCAGTAAACGCTGGTGGAACATTTATCCCACAATACACATTATCAGCAGCTCCAGGTGGTGCATACACAACACAAATTGGTAGCTATTTTAAAATCAGTCAGTTAGCTGCATCAGGTGCTAACGTAAACATTGGAACATGGAGTTAATATGTCATCAGTAGTTATTTCAGGCGATACAAGCGGAGCAATCACTCTTGCAGCACCATCAGTAGCAGGATCAAGCACACTTACACTTCCAGCAGGAACAGGCACAGTATCAGTAAATGGTGTTAGTTCTAATATTGTTGCAAGCACAGCACAAGCAACTACAAGTGGAACAAGTATTACATTTAGCTCTATTCCATCTTGGGTTAAACGTATTACAGTTATATTTAATGGTGTATCTATAAGTGGAACTGCTATAGGATTAGTTAGATTAGGAACTGCATCTGGAATTGAATCTACTGGATATGCTGGTGCTGTTTCATATTTATCAGCGGCAGCTAGTATTACTTCATCAACAACAGGTATTCCATTTGGATTAGGTTCTGCTACTGATACATTATCAGGTAATATGATTATTACTAATATTTCAGGAAATATTTGGGTTGCATCTCACACATCATCATTATCTTCAGGCACACAAATTCAAATTGCTGCTTCAAATAAAACATTAGGCGGTTTATTAACGCAATTATCTATTACAACATCTAATGGTACAGATACATTTGATGCAGGTTCAGTAAACATTTTATACGAATAGGAATATCATGGCAATTACATTAGACGGAACATCAGGGATTACCGCTTCAGGTAGTTTAACCACATCTAGCAACTTAACTACAGGCACGGGTGCTATATATAATGGATTACAAACAAGCACAGCAGTAGCATCTACATCAGGTACAAATATAGATTTTACCAATATTCCATCATGGGTTAAAAGAATAACTATAATGTTTAATGGTGTAACTAATGCCACTAGCATTACTGTGCGATTAGGATATGGCGCAACTCCTACTTATGTTGCAACAGGTTATAATGGAGCTTATGCTCAAGTTTCAAACGGAAGTCCAACACAGTCTAGTGTATCAAGTACTGGATTTGGTATTAATGCAAGTACTGTTGTATCTGGAATTATGACTATTTCTCTTTTGGATTCAAATGTGTGGGTTTCATCACATACTCTTAGCCCTAATAATACTGCTGTGTATTTAGGTAGTGGTAGTTTATCATTAGGAAATACATTGACAGCAGTTCGTATTGCTGGTGGCGGCACATTTTCTGCTGGAACAATTAATATTTCATACGAATAGGACAATCATGGAACGAATAGAAGTTAATGTACAAACAGGTGAAGTTACTGTAATTCAACTTACACAAGAAGAAATTGACGCAATTTTATCTCAACAACCTACTGAAACCATTGCAGAGTAATTATGAACGACATAAACCCAGTATCCTATGGCAAACTTATAGGCAAAGTAGAGTCTTTAGAGAATAAAGTAGAAAGCCTTGAAAAAGACATAAAAGAGCTATTAGAGCTTGCTAATCGCAGTAAAGGTGGCTTATGGACAGGTATGGTAATTGCATCATCTGTCGGTGGCTTTATCGGTTATTTCATGCACATATTCTCAGGCAAATAAATGTGGATTACAGAAGATTCTATCGCAGCTTTATACACCGCATTTATACAGATAGAACCCTTTGCATCTATGCCATTTCCGCCTGCCAAACGTGTAGAATTTGTGGTTTGTAACAATCCTGATTTATATGGTGAATACTCACCTGAACCACATACTATAACAATCTCTAAAGGCCGTTGTGGTCATTTAGACACAGTTATAGCAACCCTTCTACATGAGATGATTCATCAAATTATCTACATTAAATATCCTACATCAGAAAAATATCTATCACATAAAGGCGAGTTTAAAGCACTTAAAATTAAGGTCGCTAAACAATTTGGATTTGATCCTTTTGAACTATGAAAATACTAGACAAAATTAAAGAATTATTCACCAAAAAGCCTAAACCTAAACAAGACACACCTGAATTACATCATCACAATCATGGGAGTTCAACAACATAATGGGTAGCTTAATTTCACTTATCTTACCGGCTCTTGTTCCTGCATTTACAGATGGCGTTAGAGGTATATTTGCCAAACTAACAGGTGGTGCTGGTGGACAACCACAAAACATGAAAGAACGTATAGAGCTTATACAAGCTGAAACAGAACGCTTAAAGGCTTTAGCACAATTAGACACACCTAATGGCGAACCAAGTAAATGGATTATTAATTTAAGAGCTTGTTACAGATACGTTATTGTGTCATTTATACTAATTGCTACTATTGTTGTAATTTACTCACCTAGCGTTCCTGTAGGAGTCGTAAGCGTATTCCTAGACATGACAGGTGCTTGTATGTCATTTATCATTGGCGAAAGAATGTATCTAGCTATCAAAAAATGAAACTCAGATTAGAGAGGTTTGAATATGGAAGCAACTATACTATTGGAAAATTCTACATTGATGGTGTATCTCATTGTTTTTCTTTAGAGGATGTAGTTCGTAAAGGAGAAAAGGTAAATGGACAAACAGCTATTCCTACTGGCACTTACTCTGTCATCATTGATGTTTCTACTCGTTTTGGTAAGCAACTTCCCCATATACTAGACGTTCCTAATTTTACAGGCATTAGGATTCATCCTGGCAATACATCTAAAGACACAGAAGGATGTATTTTGTTAGGTTATACATGGGAAGGTGGAGATCGTATTGGCTTATCTAAAGCAGCTTTTAATTCATTTTTTGCTAAACTGCAAGAAGCTAAAACAGCTACTATTGTTATATGTTAGATTACGCAATCTGCTACACGCTTTGTGCTATAGAGGATATTAAATATATTCTTGCAATCATATTATTACTTATAGTGTATAATGAGGTAACACAACACTAGGGAGAATATCATTAAGATTTTACTCATAGATATAGAAGTAAGTCCCAATACCTGTCACACTTGGGGGGTTTTTGATCAAAACATTTCGTTGAATCAACTTCTTGAATCATCTTACACATTATGCTATGCAGCTAAATGGTATGGCGAAAAGAAAATTATGTTTGATTCTATTCACAAAAGCTCTAAAGAAGATATGCTTAAAGGCGTTCATAAGTTATTAGATGAAGCTGATGCAGTTGTTCATTACAATGGCTCTAGGTTTGATATTCCTGTGCTTAATAAAGACTTTTTATTGTCAGGTATGCCACCACCTAGCCCAGCTAAACAAATAGATTTATTACAAGTTGCTCGTAGACAATTTAGGTTTGTATCTAACAAATTAGACTATGTTTCTCAAGCGTTAGGTCTTGGTAAAAAAACAGATCACGAGGGACATACCTTGTGGATTAAGTGTATGAACAATGACCGTAAAGCATGGAAAACTATGCAGGCCTATAATATGCAAGACGTAGTGTTGCTTGAACGTGTATATAATAAATTTAAAGCATGGATAAAATCACATCCTAATCATAATGCGTATTCCGCAAATACTTGCTGCCCAAATTGCGGATCTAGCAAATTACACGCTAGAGGAACGCAAAGATCAAGAACTGCTATTTATCAGCGTTATCAATGTCAAGACTGCGGTAGCTGGGCAAGATCAGCTAAATCAGAAAAGATAAGCAAAGACTCTTTAGTAAACATTTAAGGATTAATATGGCAATCTCGGCACAACAAATATGCGATCATCTTGTAGGTAAAACTGTTGTGTCTGCTGAACTAGATTATGGCGATAATA